AACCTACATCGTTTCATGATAAGTTTCACCGCTTCACCAAACGCTATGGTCTAGCCGTAGGTGGTCTGCTGTATGATGTAAAAGATGAACGTGTTGTGTTTCCAATTAAGCATAAAGGCCGCATCATTGATGCTATCGGACGTGCGGTTGGTAAGAAAAGATTTCCAAAGTGGTATCGTTATAGTGGTGCAGCTAACTACTTCACTATGGGTTCAGGTAGTAAATTACTAATTGTTGAGGACGTTGTGTCAGCTATTGTTGCGTGGCAGGAATTTCCTGATATAACTAGTATGGCTATTCTTGGTACTCAGCTAACTACAAACCACCTTGAAAAAATTCGAGAGTATAACCATGTTGTTATTGCTCTTGATCCTGATGCTGCTAAAAAGACTATACAGTATCGCAGAGAGATCGAACAATGGACAGGCGTACCAACTAAAGCTCTGTCGCTGTTTGATGATATTAAATATCGTGTCGATGATGACATGGAAAAACTAAAGGACATGCTTGCATGATTGAAGTAACATACATAGACCACATGGGCAGCGACTTAACAGTAGTGAACGCAGCACGTGTATCATTCGGTAAAAAACAGGAGAGCTTTGATGCTGAGAAAGATAGTAGACTTATTCGTTACCTTGCAAGGTATAGGCATACTTCTCCTTTTGGGCATTGCTTTGCTTCTTTCCACGTATCTGCTCCAGTCTTTGTGGCACGTCAGTTAGTTAAGCATAAGTTTCTACGTTGGAATGAGATCAGCCGCCGCTATGTGGACGATGAACCTGAGTTCTATATGCCTGATGAATGGCGTGGACGTAGTGCTGACAAGAAACAAGGTAGCTCTGATGAAACTATAGACTTAAAAGAAATACCCGACTGTTTTGAATATGGTGAGGATTCTTGGTCTTATGAAGAGCTTAAAGAAAAACACAAACCAAGAGGTTATCTTTTTTCCTTTGAGAATGCTCTTGGTAATCACCTAGATACTTCACTAGCTTACTACAAAAGTATGATTCATTATGGCGTTTGCCCAGAGCAAGCACGTATGGTACTGCCACAGTCTATGATGACTGAGTGGTACTGGTCTGGATCACTAGATGCGTTTGCTGATATGTGCCATCTACGCTGTAAGCCTGACACACAGGCAGAAACACGTGTGGTAGCAGACAAGATCGAAGACCAAATGATGACACTATTCCCTGTATCATGGGAAGCATTAAGGATGTACGCAGAATGATGAGTGGTAAGATTGGCGTAGAGGCTGTGGAAGAGCATGAGGATGGTAGCGCAACCTATCAGTTTCACTTTGACAGCGACACAAGAGGTATGTTAGCAGAGGAAGGTCTAAAGCTAATCATATATTGTGCAGCAGCACAGATGGATATACAAAAGGTGTATGACTTCATAGAAGAAAACATGGGTCTTACAGAATACAAAGTTGGAGAAAATGATGACTAAAAAATATGCACTAATGATCGACGTTGATGGTGACTGGATGTATGTACCACAGAACCCAACACAGTTTCATAACTTCCCAGAGCCACGGTTGTTCGATACGCTTGAAGAAGCCCGGGCTGAACAGGCTAACTGGAACACAGCAGTGGTTGTGGATTATGAAACCAAACAGATCAAACCAATGACTGACAAAGAACGCAAGGCATCTTTGGAACGTGAGAAGGCTAACAATGTTCACGGTTGAGTTTGAGAGTGACGCATCTATCATTACTGTCCTAGATGAAACAGGGATGTATGATGATGTAGAGGTTATCATAGGCGACGATAGCGAGGTATTCATTCGACAGTTTGATGCAGATGCTAACACCTATGATATGATTATATTAACATATGCACAGCTTGTAGATATACTGGCATCCTTGAATAGTACAGAAGGAATGCATAAAGTAATAGCGAAAGGTGTGCTATGATTGATTACATTACAGGGGCATTGTTTATGTATATATTTGCTATGCCCTTGTTACTATACATAACAGAAGAAGTAGAAGACGGTAGTGGGTGGGGCCGTATTCTATTTGCAGTACTGTGGCCTTTGGCTAGTCTTGAGGCACTAATTAAAATGTTACGAGGAAACGAAGATGATCGAACTGGGTCTAATTAAATCACTACTAAATAAAGAGTTCTATGAGCAGCACAAGAACCTGCTATCACGCAACGAACTATTCACAAAAGACGTGCGTAAGATTAAGCAAGCCCTTGATGGTGCGATGGAACAGTATGGAACAGACCTGACACCACAGGATTTACAGGCTGTGTTTCTTACACAAAACCAAACGCTCACTACAGCTAACAAAGATGTCTATGATGACATGTTCCGTAAGCTAAATATTATTGAGCCAATCAATCCTGAGATTGCTACGGATACATTCTCAAAGATGTTCCAACAATTCTTGGGTGAGAAGATAGCTAACATAGGTTTCGAGTGTGTCAATGGATCACTAGATACGCTTGAGCCTCTACGCCGATTACTAGAGGACTACAAAGATGATTTTACTCCTGATGTCCGTGTCGAGTGGGATGACCATAGCTTTGACACTTTACTTGATGCCGCTGATCTGGAAGCACAATGGAAATTTAACATTCCAACTCTCACTAGAAAAGTGGAAGGTGTTACTGGCGGTCATCTTGTTGTGGTTGGCGCTCGGCCTAATACTGGCAAAACTTCTTTTCATGCCTCTCTGGTAGCAGCAGAGGGCGGTTGGGCGCATCAAGGTGCCAAGGTAGTAGTGCTGTGTAACGAAGAGAAATACACACGTGTCGCTTCTCGCTACTTATGTGCCGCTTCTAACATGAACATGAAAGAGATACGTGAGAACCCTGTACTGGCACGTAAACGTTATGACGTTGTGAAAGAGAATGTGCGTATCAAAGACAGCACAGGCAAAGACATGAAATGGGTTGAGTCAGTAGTCAAGCATTCCAAGCCTGACGTTCTGATCCTAGACATGGGTGACAAGTTTGCCGATAGCTCAAGTGAACGTACAGACCTGACGCTAAAGGCAGCAGCCATCCACGCACGTAACATTGCCAAGCAGTATGACTGTGTGGTTCTGTGGATGTCACAGCTATCAGCCGTAGCAGAAGGACGTGTGGACTTGGATCAGTCTATGATGGAAGGATCGAAGACAGGTAAGGCAGCAGAGGCAGACCTGATGCTACTGATTGCCAAGACTAAAGACGTTGAGGGTGAGGGTATCAACCCAGAGCGTCATATCAATTTTGCGAAGAATAAGATTAATGGGTTTGACGGACGTGTTGTTTGTATGCTAGATGGTGACCGTGCGATATTCCGCGCGTAAGAGAGGGAAACATGCGAGTAGTACTAGACGTAGAAACAAGCGTTACATGGCGAGAGAATGCCAAAGGTAAATCTGTAATCTTTAACGATCCCTATGAGAAGGATAACAGCCTTACTCAGGTTGGCATGGTGAATGCAGATAACACAGATGAATTACATATCATCAACCTAGACCACAATGAAGAGAAAGACATTGATGGTTCAGGACGTGCATTCATTCAAGCCCTGCTAGACAAGACAACCCTGCTCATCATTCACAATGCCAAGTTTGACATGATGTGGCTGTGGGAGTGTGGGTTTGTCTATGATGGCCATGTCTATGATACCATGATATCGGAATACATACTGGATCGTGGGCAGCGTAATCCTGTCGGGCTTGCTGCTTCTGCTATACGTCGAGGCTTGGCAGAGCAGAAAGAGGATTACCTATCTACTTGCCTTAAGAAAGGAATTAACACTAATGAAACTGATCTCGCTTCTCTCAGCCTTTACCTTCGGTCTGATCTGCTCACAACTACTGAGTTGTTCCTCCAACAGGAACGAGACTTTGCCCAAGCCGACAGTAAGTCCCTTCATAACGTTAGACAAGTTACCTTCGACACCTGTAAAACCCTCACCCAAATGTACATGTCAGGATTCAAAGTAGACCTAGATGTGCTAGAAGAGGTGCGTCAGGAGTTTGAGCATGAACGTGCTACGATTGAGACACGACTACAAGATAAGATACGTGACCTGATGGGTGACACCCCAATCAACCTGCGTTCATCAGAGCAGAAGTCTAAAGTTATCTTCTCACGTGAGATGAATAACAAGAAAGACTGGAAGGGTCTATTCACATTCGTGAAGGATGCTAAAGAGTTCAAGAAGACTGTCGAAGCTAACTCTACTCTGATCCGTAAGACAGAGGCGTTCACCTGCCCTACGTGTGAGGGTCAGGGCAAAACGTTTAAGGTAAAGAAGGATGGCACAAAGTATTCCAAGCCTAACAAATGTAAGGACTGTGATGCACGTGGCTACCAACTACGTAAGACAAACAAGATGGCAGGGCTTGGGTTCTTTCCACCCAACAAAGACTGGGCTAGTGACAATGGGTTCAACACAGGTAAGAAAGAACTAGATGTTCTGATTGCAACAGCGAAGAACAATAACATGCAGGACGCTATCGACTTGCTTACAGACATGAAACGTTTGAACGCAGTCAACAGCTACATCTCTAACTTTGTGAACGCTATTGAGCTACACACCAAGGCTGATGGTCTACTGCACGTTAACCTGACACAGACTGTTACAGCTACAGGCCGCTTCTCTGGTAAAGACCCTAACATGCAGAACATGCCACGCGGTAACACATTCCCTGTGAAGAAAGTATTCGTGTCACGTTGGGATGGTGGTTACATCATGGAAGCCGACTTCGCACAGTTAGAGTTCCGTACCGCTGCATTCCTAGCACAGGATGAAGTAGCTATGGAAGAGATTGCAACAGGGTTCGACGTACACAGCTACACCGCCAAGGTTATCACAGATGCGGGTCAGCACACCACACGTCAGGAAGCCAAGGAACACACGTTTGCTCCGCTGTTTGGTGCTACTGGTTTCGGGCGTTCCAAAGCGGAGAAAGCTTACTACGAACACTTTACAGAGAAATACAAAGGTGTGGCAAAGTGGCACAAGAAGTTAGCTGATGAAGCTATGCGGTTCATGAAGATTACTAATATCTCTGGGCGGCAGTACGCATTCCCAGACGTTGAACGCAGAGCTAATGGCACAGTATCTTATTTTACCAACATCAAGAACTACCCAGTACAGGGTTTTGCCACCGGGGATGTTGTCCCTGTGGTACTTAACGAAATGCATAAACGTCTACAACCTTACTACTCATGCATAGTTAATACTGTCCACGACTCTGTGGTAGTAGATATACACCCAGACGAGAAAGATATTGTATTACAATTAGTAAATGATATGAATGATGGGTTGACAGACATGGTAGAAAAAGTGTATGGCATTCGTATGAACGTCCCACTCTTATTAGAGGCTAAAATCGGCCCTAATTGGCTTGACACAGTAGACGTATAATGTATAACTACAGATTCCGAAACTGCTCATAGGAGAAAATAAATGAGTAATGAACTAGCAATCGCAAATGAACGCGGTCAATCAATGGCAGAATTAATGGGTGTATCAAACGCCCCTGCCCAGTCAGCTACACCTGCTGTAGCACGACTGAACGTTAACCAAGAGGTTATCGAAAAAGAGGTGGAGATGGATGGTGACATCCTGATGAAGCCTGTTATGCCAAAGGGTGCATACAAACTCACACAAGGCGATAACGTAGTCTATAGTAAGACTGCATCTATTCGTGTGTTTGCTGTGCGTAACCAATGGCAGCGTTGGAACGGTGACTCAGGTGAGATGGAAAAGTCTGTGCTGTCTAACTCACTAAACGGTGACTTGAAGGACAGCATTGGTGGTGTAAACTTGGGCCGACCATCTGGTTACATCGAAGATTTCAATGCCCTACCAGAGGCAACAAAGTCTCTGATCCGTAGCGTCAAACGTGTTAAGGTTTACTTTGGCCTTGTCACTCTGGATAACCCAGTAGACGCGCAGGGTAACTCAGTAGATGGTGACTTCGTAGATATACCATTCGTGTTCGACGTAAAGAACCGTGACTCACTAAAGGCTCTGGATGCTGTGCTAGGCAAGATCGCCAAGCAGAACATGCTGCCACCTATGGCAACAATCAAGCTATCACCTGCTATGGGTAAAATCCCTACTGGTGCTACATTTGGTTACGTTGCTGCTGAGATGGGTGACAAGGTTGACCTTGGTGGTGATGACAATGAAACACTAGCTAACTTCCTAGAGTTTATTGAGTACATCAACGGTACTATCTTGGATAAATACAATGAGCGTAGTGGCGATGGTCTGTCATCAGCCGACAATGAGCTTGTTGCATCTATCGTAGAGGTAGAAGAA